TGCCACCGTGACAAGCGCCCCGCTGTTGAGTATTCCCAATGGTTCTCCCGCGCCAGTTCCGTTTAGTATGGCCTCATCGATTTTAAACCCGAACTCTTCGGCAAACGCCTCTCTCAATACGTTCTCAAGGGCCGCCGCGTCCTGAAGCAATTCGTCGGTGGCGTAGCAAAGCCCCGTAAGCTTTTTCAGGCTCAAGTCCATTGTCCTGAACTTGGGTTTGCTGGCAGCTATCTGATCCGCTTCGTTCTCGAAATAGCATTGCACGCCGCCCCATCTCGAGCCGTTTGCCCTCGAATCCTCGTCAACAGCTTTTATCTTCAAGCCGTTTGAGTTGGACGATATGGGAATCTTTCTTACCTTGCTGGCGAGTATTCCTGTCTCATACGTTCTCTTGAGCAGGTCTTTAACGAAATCGGTCTGTACGAGAAAGCCTCCGTCGGTGGGATTGCTTTCATTCAATCCCGAGGCCGCCCTCGTGGAAAGCCTGCTGTCTACGCTTCCTCCGGGACATACTGCCCTATATACCGCCATCATCTGCTCGCCGAAAGTTTTAAACTTGCGCTCTTCTTTTTCCGGACTGGGCATAGGAATATCGTTATGACCTCTTGCCTCAACTTGAGGCTCAAAAGACAGTATTTTTTCCGCCCTTGAAATACTCTCGTCCCACGAGCGAATCTCAGACTCGTAGCCGTCAAGTTCTTTTTTCTCATCTTCGGTTAAAAATCTTTCCTCAGCTTCCGCCTTATCAAGCAGCGCCACCGCCTTAAGCCTTGCGTCCTCGCGCTTGGCCTTCATCTCCATCAGATTTTTTATGTTCATAAATACCTCCATTTTGTTTTTAAGTTGTTGATTTTTCTCTTTGCGGCTGCCTTTTCCGCCGCCTTGTTTTCCCTTTCCTCTTTGCTTCTTAGCTCAGCTCTGTAATTCTCGTAGCTCTCCATTGCCCTGACGCCAACATCGGTCGAGGGATAAGCCGGAAAAGTGACTGGCGACACGTCGAACAGCTTTACTTTTCTAAGTTCTCTCACGTCAATCCCCTCGACAGTGTCCCATTTTTCTTCCTCCACCGTAAATCCGAACGACATCTGGTTGATGTCGCCGCGCTCTATGGAAGTTATGAGGTCTCTGGCGGCTTGAGTGTCCGGTGGGATTATCCTGACGTAAAGTCCTGTCTCGTCCTCTTTAAGCTCAAGCGTGCCAGCCTTGTTTCTCCCAAGCACATAATTGGGATCGTGATTAAACAGCGCCCTTATGTCGTCCTTTTCGATAGTTTGAGAAAACGCGCCTTTCCTTACCTTTTCTTTAAATGGGAATATTCCGCCAAGCGTTTCGCTCCAGCTGTCAAAAACGGCGGCGTGGCCCTCGATATATCTTTTTTCCTCTAAATTCTTAATCCGCAGCTCCTCAAGAGGAAGAGTGCGGACTTCCATATTTGATTTGCTCTTGTTCAATCTTTTACCTCCTTTTGCAGATTCGCCTTTACCATATTGCCGTTGACAAGATAATCGTCGCCACCTTGCTCGGAAGGTATGGGATTCATATCCTCGAGCGACCTTATGTCGTTGATGCTCATCCAGCCGTTTTGCCTTGCCGTTGCGTAGCCTTGCATTCTCGTAGCAAAATCACCCCTCAAAAGCCCGTCGACATTGAATTTGGCGTAGTAAAGCCTTCTTTCCTGCTCATTGAGCAGGCTCTTATATATCGCCTGCTCCCATCTGACAAGCCAAGGCCTTATGGTATGGGTCACAAAGTCTATGCTTTGATGTTCTATATTAGAGAACGTCGATCTTTCAAGGTCTCCTACCAGATGCGGCGGAACGCGAAATATCCTGCATATCTCGTTAAGCTGGTATTTTCTCGTCTGCAAAAACTGCGCCTGCTCGGGAGGAATCCCAATTTCGTGATATTTCATCCCCTCCTCGAGTACTGCAATTTTATGGCTGTTTCTCGTTCCCTGATATACTTTGTTCCAGCTTTCCCTTATTCTCTCTGGATCCTTTACAACCCCCGGGTGCTCAAGCACTCCTCCCGGTCTTGCCCCGTTTGAGAAAAACTTCGCACCGAACTCCTCGGTCGCTAACGCAAGCCCTATTGCTTCTCTCGCCTGCTCGATCGGAGAGAGTCCGTTAATACCGTTAAAGCTAAGCCCCGGGATATGGAATATTTGCTCGGAGGCAAACACGTATGTCTTATTTTCGTTGTCGTCGCTGTATGTGTATTTGAGCCTTCTCGTTTCTTTATCCCTTTCTACCTTCATCAGATTTGGCTTTAAATACCACAGCTCAACCACATGACCGTTCTTGTCTCTTACGATTTTGGCGTAGGCGTTGCCGTATAAAAGTAAAGAGGCCATCATGGCCTCCCTGAAACAAAAACTTGTTGTTTCGTAATTGGGCAGATCGTGCAGTACTTCATATAACGGGTGCTGATAGGCTTTTATCTTGCTTTCCCTATCTTTTCGGTATAAAAAAAGCGGAAGGCTTGCCACCGTTTCCGCTATAACCCTCACGCAGGCGTATACCGCGCTCGTTTGCATCGCTTTAAGCTCATCGACTGCTACGCCGCTTCCGCTGTAATATCCATCCAAATCCATGCCTTTTACAAAGTCATGATAACTTCTTTTATCGGGCGCGTCCCTGCTTCTTCTGAATAGTCCCATATTCCTCCTTGCATAAGTTTTAAATAATCAATATTCCTCTGCTGTTATACACACTTTCGGCGTTTTGATTTCTAAGCGCCCTGTCAAGCACCATTATGAGAGCAACCGCACCGTCTATCCTCTCCGTTGATTTCTCTTTATCCGGCTTGATATTTCCCGCTGGATCCGTCTTTATATATATGTTATCCATCATCCAACGAAGTGGCTCGTTACCGCCGTGGGCTATCTTTTGCTCCAGCACGAGTTTCATAAGCTCTTTAGTGGGCGGGCTCATGTCCTTGTATCCTTGTCCGAAAGGCACAACAGTAAATCCCATGCCCTCAAGGTTCTGTGTCATCTGCACGGCTCCCCACCTGTCGAACGCTATTTCCTTTATGTTGAACTTTGTATTTAAACTGTCTATGAAATTCTCAATAAACCCATAATGTATAACATTACCCTCCGTCGTCATTATGCTGCCCTTAGCCTGCCATATATCATAAGGCACATGGTCTCGCCTTACTCGCAGATCCAAAGTCTCTTCCGGTATCCAAAAATATGGCAGCACGTAATATTTATCGTCTTCGTCATTCGGCGGGAACACCAGCACAAAAGCGGTAATATCCGTGCTGCTTGAAAGGTCAAGCCCGCCATAGCATACCCTGCCTTTAAGCTTTTCCTCATCGACAGGGAATGCGCATTTGTCCCATTTATCCATCGGCATCCAGCGCACCGACTATTTCACCCATTGGTTTAATCTCAATTGCCTGAACAGGTTTTCTTCCGCCGGGTTTTCCTTAGCCTTCATAAACGCGTTTTTCAGCTTATCTATGTCAACCGTTACTCCCAAGCTTGGGTTAACCTTGTACCAATTCCTCTCGTCCGTCCAATCCTCGTCCTCGCCAAGGCCGTATATAACGGGATAAAATGTCTTATCTTTTTTCCTTCCTTTTAAAACATCTTCCGCTTTCCGGTGCACCTCCCAGCATATGCTGTTTCTGTCCGTTCCCGCTGTGGTGATAAGGAAGAATAACGGCTGTTTTCTCGCGTCGCCGGAGCCGTGAAGCATTACGTCGAACAGTTTCCTGTCGGGCTGGGCGTGAAGCTCGTCGAAGATTACGCCGTGAACATTCAATCCATGTTTCGTATAACTTTCGGCCGAGAGCACCTGATAAAAGCTGTTAAGCGGCGGAAATACCAACCTCTTTTGGGACAATACCGGCTTTATATATTTCTTCAAACTCGGCGACTGCTCAACCATTTGCACCGCGACGTCAAACACTATGCTCGCCTGCTGCCTGTCCGCGGCGCAGCCGTAAACCTCTGCTCCCATCTCCCCATCGGCGCATGTAAGGTACAACGCCACCGCGGCCGCAAGTTCGCTCTTTCCCATTTTCTTGGGAACTTCTATGTACGCCGTATTGTATTGCCTGTATCCGTTTGTTTTAACCGTGCCGAATATGTCCCGTATAATCCTTTCCTGCCAGGGCAAAAGCTCAAAGTTTTTACCGTACCACACTCCCTTTGTATGCTTAAGGCTGTTAATAAAAAGAACCGCCCTGTCCGCCAAAGCCTTATTGCATCCCTTCACGGGCTTATTCTTTCCATCCAACACAATCCTCCCGCCTCTGCGCAAAAAAGAAGCCCACCTTATGAGCTTCTTTTCCATAATCGTTATTTATTCACATGAAACACCTGTTATTATCTCGCCTTTTTAATCCTCATTCTTCTTTCGGTATCCTCCAACGCCTCTTTCAGATATATCGTGTCAAGGCCCACGTCGTAGTATCCCTCAACTATGGTTTCTAAATAATACCTGCTTGGCATCTGAGGCTCTCCGCTGTTCATTACGTAAACCATCGCGGTAATCTCCTCACCGTTAACTGTCAGCTTGACGTACTCTTTGCGGTAATAGCTCGGATACCCTTCGTACCTGTCAAGAGCTCTCTCGTCGCTTTCCGTTATTGCCCACACCCCGACCGGCGTTTCGGCCTTTTCGTCCTTCTCTATCGTGGCCACCCCTCGGAACGCCAGCCTGTAACCTTTCAGCATCGCTTTTCCGACAACCTTTGCCGAGGGGCAGCGCCTCGACATTTGGCTTAAGTTCAAATTGCTGCCGTACGCCGCGTAATATTTCCTGTTTGTTATATCCATATCGTTTCTCCTTCGGAGAGCGGCTTATGCTGCCGCCCTCTCAGGCCTTCCGTGTCTGAAGGATGTGTCTCCGTCAAGGTTTGCCAGCAGATGCGTTCTGGCCGTTTTGAACTCATCGCCTATCAGTCCCAGCCTCAGCAGCCATGTCCTGAAGGTGAATCTTTCGTTGCTTGTTACCGTCTTTTTTGAGCTCGCGCAGCTCTGTGTCATCGCCTGATGGCTTATCGCGAGGCACAGCTGGATGTACGCCTTTATCTTGCCCGCATGGGTCGTTCCGTTGAACATCCTGAACTCTATCGTGCCCTTCTGCCATACCGAGTGCAGGTTGAGCGCGTGGTATCGGCTCTCGTCATAGTGTCTGCCGCTCCTGTACGCCTCACCATTATACCATATTTTCATTATGTCGTCCTTGCTGTGTATCGACCTTGCGTTTATCCTGTGTACGAATCTGCCGTCCATTTTCTGGCAGTAGTGTTCCCTTCTGCCGTCCACCCCCAGCGCCTTGAACAGAAGGTCTTCCTTGCTTGCCATTATGTTGGAGATGTTCTTTATGCTGCGGGCCGTATGCGGCGCGGCGTCTATGTGCACGTGTATTTTATGCAAAGCTTTGCATAAAATACATTATGGCAAGAAGAACATTATGCTAAGTTATTCTGCATTTTCAGCAGTATGGCACGCTCTAACTCTCACGGTTGATTGATTTTCTTCGCATAATATTCCACACTCATATCATCCCAATCAAGGGAAATATTTTTGTGGAGGTATCGAAATGAATCAACCAACCCCAAATCAATCACCGGTTCAAGCACTTGTCAACAGACTTGAATCGTATCTGGTGACACAAAATTACACCGTTGACACCCTACGGCACTACCGGCACGTCTGGCGACAGCTTGCCTGTTACGCCGATGAGAAAGGAATCGTAACTGCCGATGCCGAGTGGATGACGCAGTTTTTGCGCGAACATTACGACATCAGCGATGGGAATTCGCTTACCAGAACGCAAAAAACCTATTACCGCGCCGCCGGTATGCTCTGCGATTTTCAGCGGTATGGGTATGTATTGCGTCGCAATCATACTAAGCGGGAGATATTCCCCCGGCGATACCAGTGCA